ATATTAAAAAAGGACAATTGATTAATATATCACAACAGATAATTGATAAATTAAATTCATTAAATTCATATAATATTGAAAATACGGAAAAGGATGAAAATAAAAGCACAATGAAAATATATGAACAAACATTAAAAGAATTATTACAAAATTCTACAGGAGGAAAACGACGAAGAAAAACTAAGAAATCAAAGAAGTCCAAGAAAAGAAATCCAAGAAAGTCCAAGAAAAATCTATTTAAAATTTTCTCCGGATATTAAGAATGGATTCAAAATGGCCATTTATGTTAATAACGGTCGGACTTTTATTTGCCCTAGGAGTGACAATTTCGCAAGTGGAAAGGACAGTTATATTGAAAAATTGGGAGAGTCGTCGATGTGAATTGCCCATCATGGCAGCGGGTATCTTTTTTAAACCAGATTCGGATACACGTTCCGCAGGAACATTCGCAAAAGAGAACTTTAGTTTTTGTATGAAAAAATACGTCGATGATTTTCTCGAAATAATAATGAAACCTGTTAATGCGGTTTTTAAACAACAAGTTGGTTTAGCCTCATCAGGCGCTGTCATGATGAATACAATGCGCAAAATATTAAAAACCATATATGATGCTTTTTTAAAAATGTTTCAAACTTTTTTCCATAAATTCAATTCCTCTATATTTGAATTGAGCCGAATTATGCAATATATGAAAATGGCAGCAGGTAAATTAAATGCGGTAATGATGTCCATGATATACACCGCATTAACAATGTTTCGTGGTATGATTAATACAATTAAATTTATATTCAAAGTGGTGCTTATTATTTGCGGGATAATGTTAGGTATTATTATAATCCTGTTTTTTATTCTTTTTCCCTTCATACCGCTTGTTTTAACTGTGCTTGGAATCATTGTTTACAATTATGTAATAGTAGATAATTTAATAGGTGAAACATCAGGTGGATCCATATCAGAGGCAGAACGATATCAAAGTGGGTTTTGTTTTTCAAAAGATACTGTAATACAGTGTAAAACGAGTGAAATGTCTAAAACGAGTACTGGTAAAACGAGTGAAACGTCTAAAACAAAAAAGGTACAAGATATTCGCGTTGGGGATGAACTCTTACATGAAACAGTAACTGCGGTAATTAAAATGTCTGGTAAAAATATCCCCTTATATAATTTGAATGGTATTTATGTATCAGGTTCGCATTTAGTAAAAGGTAATACATGGCATTCTGTCTCACAAGATCCACGCGCAATACCTACTAATATAGAATCAGACATATTATATTGTTTTAATACGACTTCGCATAATATACCTGTTTTAGGCAAGGAACTCACAGGTAAGGAACTCATAGGCAAGGAACTCACAGGCAAGGAACTCGTTATCTTTCGAGATTGGGAAGAAATACCAGATGAGGATGTAAAAGGTCAATATTTGTGGAATTATATGATTCTAAAAAGATTAAACAAGTCGTCTCATTATAATAAATGGAAGGATAGTTTGAATACTCCTTTAAAAACTCCATTAAAACCCATTCTATTACAAGTAAAAACATCCAGCGGCTACATAGATATCTCAAAAGTACAAATACATGACAAGATTCTAGACAGAAACGGAGAGGAACAAGTCGTATTGGGCACAATAAACGGAATGAATATGCCATATGAAGAAGTGGATGGAGTATGGATTCAAACAATGGAATCAGGTAATTCATTGATAACAGAAACAGGTGAAATTATCATACAAAACGACAGAATAATAAGAGATTATACGGATATAGGTTATGATAAAATACATGAAACATATCCTTTTGTCGCATCTAGATTAAAAAATGTAGAATGAATATGAGGAAATATCGTAATATTGTTAGTTTAATGAATCTTGCCAAGGTTATTATGGTTAATGTATCCTTTTTAATAATTGTAATAATACTTGTTATTAATTATACAGAAGGATTTACAGATATAGAACATAAAATAAATTCCGTTTACAGAAAAATGAAAACATCTGTAAATAATATGTTTAATGATGTAGATAGTTCTGGAAATACGGTAGATAGTTCTGGTAATAATGTAAAAAAATGAAATTGTAACTATTTCAAAACTTCCGGTAAAATTATAACGCGTAAGTAGAATGAAAACTGGATTTCTTATTACTGGCTTATTGTTGTTATTGGTCGCAAACTTGTTGATGGTTTATTCTCGTGACTCTTATACAACGGAGGGGTTTGCGAGTTATTTTCTTGAAAATGCTGGATCGTCTAATATTGGTAAATACGATTCTAAACCAATTGGCGCTTTTGATAATCTTCGCGTAACGCCTAATAATGGAAGTTCATGGCGTGGTCCTAGTCCAAATGAACCATTGATGGGTCCTGAGTTTCAACCCGGCCCTGATAGTTTGTTTATTTTTAAGAATAATCAAGTAAAAACAGATTGTTGTGATTCTTCTTACGCGTCAGATACTGGCTGTGTATGTACTACACCTCAACAAAGAAATTACATTAATATGCGCGGAGGAAATCGTACGGTAGAAGATGGTGTATAAAAAAAAATTTAACAATCACTGTTTAATAGAATGCTTGGAAATACAGCCCCTAAAATGGCACCTAATTCAACACTTATGGGGTCCAAAAATACAGCCCCTAAAATAGCGCCCAGTTCATTTACATCTCTAGGTTCTATTACGAATGGGACAAAATCCACTATGGTGAATATGAAAAATAGTGCTAAAACTATTTTTAATAAATTTCCATCCGATATAAGAGAACCTATTAAACAATCTATTAGTACTAGCAATTCCCCTATAATATCTATACCTGTCATTGTAACATTAGGTATGTGTATTGTTTTATTTATTCTTGTAGTTCTATTTCACACACAAATTTCAGTAGGATTACAATTTATATGGGAAAAAATACAAGAATTTATTAAAAGAGATACGCCTATAGTACCTGTAATACCTGATATACCAAAAGAAGCAGATAATATCGAAAAAGAAGTCGAAAAAATAATGCCGATTAGAAAGGAAGTCTTTAATATAGCAGATGACAAGTATAAATATAGTGACGCAGAGCCATTATGTAAAGCATTTGGTGCGGAATTGGCCACTTATGATCAGGTAAAAGATGCGTGGAACAAAGGGGCCGATTGGTGTAATTATGGATGGGTAAAAGGACAATCTGCGCTATATCCCACTCAAGAGAGTACGTATAATAAATTACAGACAGGTGCGGAAGATCAAAGGATGTCCTGTGGTGTGCCAGGAATAAATGGTGGATATTTTGATAATCCTGATCTAAAGTTTGGCGTGAATTGTTATGGTACAAAACCTTCTGAAGCAAATGCTAGAAAACAACCTGTGTTAACACCTGGTGCCTTGGAATATAATAAAAAAGTTCAATCCTTCAAAGATGAAATGAGTGAAATTGCTGTAAACCCGTTTAATGAAAAGAGTTGGGCTTAAAATGAAATGATTTAAAATGACCTAAAAATCTTTAAAAAATGATATAAAATATAATTTCTATATTATATCATTTGGGGGAAATAAAAGTCATTGGATGAGTGGAATGGAACTCTGTCCACTTTGACTGGAACTCTGTAGACCTTGTAGTCCACCTTGTAGTCCGCCTTGTAGTCCACCTTGTAGTCCGCCGTGTGTGACTTGTTTTACGCCTTGTCTGCCCTGTTTCGTGCTCTGTTTTATCAATTTATTTACATTATACCCTCTATTACCTTTAATAAATGTCATTATGTCTAAAGTGTGATCTTTACCTCCTATGTGTTTAAAATAGCCATGTAATAACTCTTCAACCTTGGAAAGTGATAATTGATTTGGTTCACGTTTATCAATTATATTCAATTGTCCGTCTCCAATTTGGATGGTTGCTTTTTCCATACCACTTCTCAAAAGTGTAGAAATGATCTGTTTTTCGTAATCATCTTTTATTTTTTTGGAGCCCAAATATTGTTTGTAAAATGACGATGCTAAATTATTATAATGTAACCAATAACGTACAAACGTTCCAATGCCGGGATCTGCCATCTATCTATCAAAATGTTTTTTGACAAAAAGGACATAACTTATTTCGATTTATTAAAAGTAATACAAAAGTCAAGACTACAAAAATTAAAATAGCAGAAAAAAGACAAATCGCAATAATCATATAAGGAAAAGACCTTTGAAGAATAAATTTTAAAAAAGGCTCGATAACAAGTTGTTGAATATAATTTTTAGTGTCCGGGTTGGCAAGTACTACTGAAAATTGATCAATCCATCCTTTTAACATTTGCGCAAACCGATCTTTATCTCTTGTCCGGTCCAATGGCATTTTTTTTTGCGGTGAAAATATCAAATCTCTTCTAATCGCTGTGTTCAGAGAAAATGACCTTTAAAGCCCCTCAATATACCAAAGTTGTTAATTCTAAAACGGGTGTTCTAGAGCCTTGTTATACATTTCTTATTGAAAACACGGATGAATTATCATTTATAGCAAATGACGTAGACGAATTATCATTGAAATCTTTACAGAAATGTTTATTGGATAATGTTCCATGGTGGAACTCATTTATTACGGCATTTTTAGAAAACAGTTCCAAATTATTCTCAAAAACATATACAATTGAAACCATTAACAAGATTACAAAGCATACATTAAACGGTAATACAACAGATAAATATCCTGTAAATGTATTATTTGTACCTAAAAATATCCAGATTTGTGGTGGAGTCTTTACAGTAAATTGGGGTTATGATATCGAGCAAGTTCTTATTCCGGATTTTGAAACTCCGGATTCCATCTCAGTAATAAATGAATTGAATATTGATGAATTGAATATCGATGAATTGCCAATTGAAGAGAGTACGGAGGTTTTAGAAATTGAAGCACCTGCTAAATTTTATGATAAACAACGAGTAAAAGAATTACGATTAAAGGCTAAATTGGCGCATTATAAAGCAGACCGCGAGTTAACAGAATATTATGACAAATACGGTGATGATATTTCAGATTCCGAAACATCAGACGATTGAAAAAAAAAGGTGTTCGGTACAAAATGTCAGAAAATTATGCCCTAACTCTTTTATAGAAAGTCATGACTTGTGTAGAAATGAAGAGCGCAGTTGTAATAAGTTTATTTGCTTTAGTTGTATTATTAGGTCTATATCAATACAATCCATCGCTCTTTAACATGTTTCAGTCGCGTGAAGGGTTTCAAGAGCCTACTGCTCCTGGCACTGTTCCTCCTGCTGCTCTTAATACTGTTAAACCTACCAATGGTGGTGTGATTGGACCACAACCTTTTAAAAATATGGATGATGAAGATAAAGAAGGATACGCAGATTTAAAGGCATATGAAGGTACCGCAGATTTTGGTTCTGCGCAATCTCCTGCCGGCTGTTATCCACGTGACCAATTGACTCCTTCCGAGTTGCTTCCTAAAGACATGAATAGTATTTGGGCAGAGCAGAATCCTATGGGACCTGGTTCTCTTAAAGGTAAAAACTTCTTAAGCGCGGGAGCACTAATTGGTGTCAATACGGTTGGACAATCTCTGCGTAATGCTAACTTACAGGTTCGTTCTGAACCCCCTAATCCTCAGGTGGCGGTCAGTATTTTTAATCAATCTACTATCTCTCCCGACATATCTCACAGGCCTCTTGAAATTGGTGCTTAAAAATAGTCATATATTAAAAAAATCCATAGTAAATATCTTTTATGACATAATAAAAGATATTGAACATGAAACATAAATCACTTATTTTAAGTTTAATTATTATTTGTTTTATATTATACTTTTCAAAAGAAATGATAGAAAATTTTTATATGAATGATCCGCTTGTATTAGCACATGGATCCATGCCCGCAGGCTTTAATTCATTCCCTGGAAAGGAAGAACAACGACAAAATGAAAATGCCGCGCACGTAAATCCAGTAAAACCTGGTAATAAACAAGTATTTCCAGAGTATACTAAGCAACCTTAAAATATATTTTAAATTAGGAAAATGTCACTGATTGATAAGGCTACCAATATGTTTAAAACAATTGTTGGTAATAATTTCCCCACAGTAAACGTTACATCTACTGTCGATGGAAAGCAATATAGAGTGCGTGATTTACCAGATAAACAAGAAGCAGCGAATTTAATGGCAAATCTTCGTATTCGTCTAACGAAATTATGTGATGCTCTTGAAAAGAAATATCCAGACAAGGGTCAAGTCAAACAATTGGTTAAAAATTTTAGGTCGGATCCTGCGCGGTTTATCGAGGCAACTCCAGATGCAGAGCATACATCTTATTCTGTAAATAAAGGGGAATCCATTCATATGTGTTTGAGACAACGAGAAGGGCAAAACGAGTCACTGGTTAATGAAAACGTTATGACGTTTGTGGCATTACATGAATTATCGCATGTATGTACGGAATCATTGGGCCACGGTCCAGATTTTTGGAATAATTTTGGATGGTTATTAAAAGAAGCAGAAGCATTAGGATTATATAAATACACCGATTTCCAATCGCATCCTGTTAGTTATTGTGGGGTTTCTATTACGGATTCCCCTCGTTATGATGAAAGTAAAGACGGAACTAATTTTCAAATTGGTACAATGATAAAATAATTCCTTTTTTTCTAAAAGGGCCATAGATATGTCGATAGAAGAGATACTTCATCCTACAGTACTTTCTAGTCTTCGTGATGTTCCCCCGGTCAAATGTATTATATGGAAGGGAAACGAAAGCGAAGAAGTCTCTTTTCCAGTATATCCATTCGATACACTGGATGACATTAAAAGAATGATTTGTGCTCATTATAAAGTCCCTGCTTTTATTCCAAAATTCGTTTTTGTTGGGATTCCGCAAAAAGATTTTTATATGCCATTAGATTATTTATGGTATCCAAATGGAACAAATGATCCAAAAATGGCATATGCTTTAAAAAACCCTAAAAAACTGGAATCCGATATGCGATTTATCTCTTCAGATGGAAGTTGGGCGAGTCCTAATAATGAATCTCGTGGACGTTCTACTATTGAACAGGTTCTAAAAGATTCTGTTTTACATGTATTTCCTTTAGAATATCTTTTAAAAGATTACAAAGGGGTTACACCTATTGGCGAAGAGGAATGGAATAAGCGTTTTGCGCCTTATTTTCCAGATATAAAAGTGGAAGGTCCATTTGAACCAGATAAAGATGATATAGAGTTTGCTAAAAAGATTCGGTTTTTTATAGAGCAACGCGAAAAAGGGCTTGATAAAATTAATCGTCTATTGGAGGGAAATGTTGAAATCCCAATTATAAAAGTAACAGGTGTTAAACAAATGCGTTTAACTTGGAAAAAACCTGTAAAAGGATTCGAGGGATGTGGTTACATGTTTTATAGGCTACCTGTAACAGAAAAGAGACCCTATTTGCGTTTATTGCCGTCAGAGGGTTCTGCGATTACCAAGTTACATGTAAAAGGTATTTTACCTATTCCATCTCTTGAAGACCCTAGAGTTTTAGAACAATGGGGTAAAGAAGCGTCTCCCACATCTGGTTTTGATTTTTGTACTATGAAGTATATTCACAGACAATCTATGGGTATTACTCAGCCTATTTATGGGACAGTACAAATTTATAATGATGGAACTATTAATTTATTACTTTTACCGCCTAAACAAATCCGAAAATTAGACCCAATATTGGATTTTCGGAATTTTAATTCTATTCTGGAAAATGTCTTTGAAGGTCTACCACAGTCTTTGGAAAATTTCGAACTGAAAGAAATCGCTACACTTTTTTCTCTTAAAACAAGTGTAAAATCACAGAAATTTAATAAGGCGCGAATATTACAACGTTTACCATATTTTCAGACATTTTTTCAAGAAATAAAACCATTACCCGATGAAACACCGATCATTTCTTTGCGGTACAAAGCAGTAAGTCAATTCATATCAGAAGATAAAACATTTGCGTTTCTTACTCAATATTCTACAAGTAAGATGCTTGATGGTGAATCAGCCACATTTGAACTAATTAATGTATTACAGGATGAATTTCAACTTTCAAAAAAAGAGGCAATTGAAATTGTAGCAAAATGGTTCGAACAGCGCGGGACTTTTACAATACAGATACCTGAAGATGGTGAGTTTATTGAGAGTTTTAATCCAGGAATTGATATTCATATTTATTCTCAGCATCCATCTTATTATTTTCATATTAATCGCATTGATAGTTATGAAACATATATACGTATTTATACATTATTGTCTTTATTATTTATTGAAGATGAATATTTTACAGGGCATACTGTTGAAATGGCAAATGTATCGGCAGAGATAGAACATGAAAGTTTAGATAGAGAAACAGAAGAAAAGACACAATCTATTGTAAATCATACAAGTGTGACGGCTATACCTGATTGGATTATAGATGATCCGTTTGCAAATGAAACAGATATATCTAATACTGTATCTCAAAAACCAAAGGAAGAAAAGAAAGAAGAAGAAAAGGAAGAAAAGGAAGAAAAAGAAAAGGAAGAAGAAAAGGAAGAAGACATGGAAGTTCAAAAATTAGTGAATCCTAAAAGTTGGTTTATTAAAAAATTACAAGAAATGGATCCGCGTTTATTTAATTTCAAAACAGAAGATACAGATGATAATGGATATAGTAGAAAATGCGCTGGATATGATGATAGGCAGCCATCTGTATTAACGAAGGATCAGTATGAAAGAATGAGAGAAATATACGAAGATGATCCTATTTTTTGGATTGTATATCCATTAGATGGACCTGATGAACCCATACAACCACTTGGTACAGAAGAAAGTATTACAGTTATGCGATATGGTTCAGATCACGAATCCGTTAATTATTATTTTTGTCCTCAATATTATTGTTTAAGCGATGAAATAATGATTCGTGTTATGGATTTTGAATCTATGACCGACAGAGATGGAAATAGAAAACCTCCCAATACATGTCCTTTTTGTTATGGTAAATTAATTGTAGATAAAAAGAACCCATCACCTGGATATACTGTAATTAAAAGAAAAGATAAAAAGGGTGCTACATATCACAGTTATATTGATTTCATGTCTAAATCAACGCATCCTGAAGGATTTGCACTACCATGTTGTTTTTTAAAGCAGACGACTCTACGTATTTCAGATCCACAATATTCACATCTTCGATCTTTTTTACAAGAGGCTGAATTAAACAATATTGGTGCAAATGATGAAGATTATGATGAATTACTATTTAGAGGAGATGAAGCAATTGAATACGCTGTGTTATTTGAATCATTATATAAAAAATATATTCTTGAATCAAATAAACATCCTGATACTGGTGTATTTGCAATTGTTCCTGCTAAATTCGATAAATTCTTTAAACAAAATTCAAGTGATACAATTATTACACGTGTTGCAATCCATTTAAAACTCCGTCCTAATGCGCAGGGATTTTTACGAATTGGTACTGAAAATACTATTTATGAATCATTATTTGGTGTTATTGCTCCATTATTATATAAGAACTCGATAGAAGAAGTTAGGAGTAAAATATTGGAAGTAATTGTACCGAGAATATTTTTGAATTCACATTTTGGAAATTTAGTACTTGAATTTTA